ACTCTAGCTATGGATGTAAGGGATATTGATATATCCGAAAATGATGACATCGACTCTCAATATTCTAATATTGACCATACTTTAGAAGAAAATGATGAGGTTTTTAATTGGGATTATTGGGGTAGAAAAGATATAAATAATTATAGAAGTTGTAAAAAAATAGGTGAATTTACCATAGGTGACGGTACTTTAATATATGATTGTTGTAAAAACCCAAGACCAATAAAAATAATAGGTGAGTATAACCTCAAAATAGGTGGTGGATGGCATATATCTAATTGTAGTGGTTTACATATTAGTGATGTGGGTTATAACAATGTACAAGAAAGACAAGAGAATTATTACGCACCTAGTGTTGAAGAGGATATGGAAGAAATAAATCTTGATAGTTCATATAAAGATGATTACATAGAACAAAACATAGGTAATGAATATTATTATGCCAAAGACTATATAGATTTTGGTGTTTATCGAGACGGAGAAAGATTAGAAGATAATAATGAAAGTGCCTTAGATTAATATAAGGTTTAATACTTTAAAAAGGAAAATAAATGGTTTTAAAAGATAAAAACAAAGATGTTATTGAGGGAGTGTTTACAATAGAAAGGATTGATAAACAAGGTAATATCATAGACACTTACACAGAAAAAAATCTTATTATGGATACAGCTCGTTCAAGTATGGCTGAAATGATAGGGGGTTTAACACCTTATCAACCCATAAATAAACTTAAACTTGGTAATAAAGGTCATAATGGAACTGATGTTTTAGATTACAAAAAAGTAGGTGAAAATAACGAGTTTATAACTTCTAGGACTATGATGTTTTCAGAAGACCCTAACTATGACGATGCTAATGATACTGAAAGTTTTGTATATGAAATAACATTTAATGTCGAAGGTGTTGATAGGACAACAGAAGACTCTAATGCTAAGGGTAAAATAATAACATCTGATGATAGCGAGGAAGAAACTTGTAAAGTAACTAGGAGTGTTAATACAAGGAGTGTTACTTATATCATTGAAATTCCTGAAGATGCTGGTAATAAACCAGGTGAAGGAGAAGTGATGCCTTATACAGAAGCTTCACTATGGGCTGGAGATAAAATATTTAGTATGAAATCTTTCGCTTGTCGTGTTAAAGAAGATACCGTATCACTTAGAATAAAATGGCAAATATTATTTTAATTTAATATTAAGGTATAATATGTTATAATAAATACAAAAAAGTATTAATAATGAACACTAATAATATAACAAAAGAAGTAATAGAAAAAGAATATCTTTTGGGTAAATCTAAAAGATACTCAGAAACAAAAAATAAAGATGTATTTAATTTTATAGAGGATACGATTAAACTACCATTATCACATAAAGAAAAAGTATATTGTTATCTAAACAATATCACCCCTAAATGTAAAAATCCAAAATGTGATAACATACCTAATTTTATTAGTTTTAAACAAGGTTTTAAAGATTATTGTAGCAAAAAATGTTCTGCCAAAATGTCAGCTAAAAAAAGTTTGATAACTAAAGAACAAAACATAATAGATAAAACCAATAATCTAAATGAAAAAGAAATTGTTATAAAACTTTATAAAAAAGAGTTAAAAATAAATAATTGGAAAAACATACCTAAATTAGAAAAATATAAAGATTTTTATTCTTTAGAAATTTTATATAGATATTTAATATTAGAAGAAGATTTAGTATGTAAATATTGTAATAAACCTTATGATATAAATAAAAAAACACTAAAACCTAGAAAATGTAATTGTTTAAATAAAGAAGAGAAAATATTAGAAGATACTAAAACTATATCAAATAATAAAGATTTTATAAACATAGCTTTAAAGTATAATTTACATTATTCTATAAATAAAGTTTATAGTAAGTTCTTAAGAGAATTATATAAAAGGATACCAAAATATACAGAAAATCACTTAGAAAATATTTATTGTTATTTAAATGATATTAAACCTTTAAATAAAGAGTTTATAAATTTAAAAATAGGTTATAAAAAAGATAATATAGAAATAGATTATAATAAAACACCCAAAGACATAATACAAGATTTAATATATAAATATTCTGATATAGGGATATACAAATCAAAAGAATGTTTAGAGTATTTTAATAAGCTTAAAAAAGATATAAACTTTAAAAATATTTCTAATACAGAATTAGTGTATAGAGTATTAAATAATGATTATAATATATATAAATGTAAACTTTGTAATAAAACACTAAACTATAGTAAAACCAAGAAGGGTTTTAATACATATTGTAGCGTAGAATGTACTAATAAAGGTGAAGCTAAAATTAGACAACAAAATTATAATATTAAATATAAAGAAGAGATTTTACCTAATGTATTAAAAGAGTATAATATTACATTATTAGAAGATTATAAAGGTACACACTATAATCACAAAATAAAATGTAATGAGTGTGGTAATATCTATTACGGTTCTTTACATACAAGTACTAGAATATGTAGAAATTGTACGCCTAAAATAGCTGGTTATTCTTTGAAAGAAAAAGAGATATTAAATTATATTAAAGAGGTTCTTCCTAATATTGAAATTATAGAAAATTATAGAATACAAAATAAAGAAATAGATATTTATATACCATCTTTAAAAATAGGTATAGAATATAATGGTTCTTATTGGCACTCTGTTAAGTTCAGAGATAAAAAATATCATATAGATAAAACTAACTTTTTCGAGGATAAAGGGATACATTTAATACAAATTTTTGATTATGAATACTTAAATAAAAAAGATATAGTATTGAGTATAATTAAATCTAAGTTAGGTATTATAGAAAATAAAATATATGCTAGAAAGTGTATTATAAAAGAAGTAACCTCCAAAGAGTCTAATAAATTCCTTGAAGAAAATCATTTACAAGGTAAAGATAATGCTCCTATAAGATATGGATTATACTATAATAATGAGTTAGTACAATTATTAACATTTAAAAGAACACATAGACATAAAGATAGATATATGGAGTTAAAAAGGAGTTGTACTAAATTAAATACTTTAGTTATAGGTGGTTTTAGTAAACTTCTAAAATACTCTTTAAAAGAAATAAAAGAAGATATAATTACTTTTGCTGATAGAAGATACTCTTATAAAGATAATATTTATACTAAAAATAATTTTAAATATCTTTATACAACCACACCTAACTTCTTTTATATGATAGGCAATGAATATAAATCAAGGGAAGCACTACAAAAACATAAACTAAATGATGTATTGGATGACTTTAATCCAAATTTAAGTGCTACTGAAAACTTACATAATAATGATATTTATGAAACTTATGATTGTGGTAATTACAAATATATTTATTACATTTAGTTTATTATATTTAATATTCATCTAAGTTTAATGTGTTATAATACCAATAACAAAACAACATAAAAGGTCAAAAAATGAACACTAGAAAACATTGTATTGGTATCGAATATAGTTTACTTTATAGCTTTCGGTTTTAAAAACACTATATTATACATATCGGCTGTTAGAGGTAAAGGTAAACTAACTTTAAGTTTAATAGGATATATTACACTTCTAATTAATTGGTTTTGTTTGCTTTATTTTCTACTTAGATAATTAGATTACTCTAGCAAAAAATAATCATACTTTAAAACAACACCACAAGTTATAATTTCATCTTCTGAGTTGGAGTTATAACTTAAATCATCTATACTTTCTATTTTCATATTTACAAATTTCAATTTAATAACTTCTCTTCTTTGGTCATCTTCTATAATAAGAAAACCATATTTTTCTATTACTTCAGCAGTATTATATTCAGGTTCTCTCATTTTTAATAATGATGTTACTATATCTTTCCAAACCTCTAATTTTTCATCTATAATAATATTTACACTTAAATCATTAAAAGTTATAGTATCTCCTTGGATTGTACCTAATATACCTCTTTGTGATATATCTATATGGGAAAAACTTAAACCTGGTAAATTAACACTTTGTACAGCATATGCTGTCTCATCCCCAAATAAATTAGTAATAAATGTATAATTAGAATTATGAGTAAAATTTCTATTCATTATAATTCCTTTTATTAATATTTATAATATTAGTTTATATTTTTATATACAATATAAAATATTTTTGTTAAATGTTTTTTAAGTATAATTTTAAATAAATAATAAAATAATAGAGTATAAGGATAATTAATGCCTATAAAAACAAAGAAAAAAAGTTTAAGAGAATATATTAATGAGAATGAACTAAAATTCTATATATACAGTATAAAATATAGTAATGAATTAAAAGCTTTGGAAACCAAAGGTATATCAGGAGTAGAAGTATCTTTTAAAGAAAAAATACAAAAGAAAATAAGAAGATTGAACCTACATATATCTGAAATGTCTAAAGATAACAAAAATAAAAATAAAATAGGTATTGAAGCATATAAAAAGAATATAGAGTATCTTAAAAACCTTAAACCCCCTTTAGATAAAGATGAAATACATAAGAAATATAAAGAAAAATTAGATGAGTATATTAATTCATTTGATAGAGATTTAACACCCGCAGACAAAGAAAATATACAAAGAGCAAAAGAATTAGAATTAAATTCTAATATTAATAAAGAACGATTTGGTGAGATGTTATTAGAGTTCACTCAAAACATTGGTAAAATGCCATCTTTTGCTGGATATACTCTTAATTGGAAGATTGATTTATATTCAAGAGCAGTAGAAAATGTATTATTATATTTAGATAATTATGATGAAAATCTTTTATCTAAAATGACAGGTAAACCAAGCACAACATTTAGTTATCTTACACAAATAATAACAAATGCCTTTATGGTGGTATTAAAAGAATTTAAAAGGGAAGAAGATTTACTTAATAATAGAATAGAGTATGCTTCATCTACTGTTGATGGTATATATAATGAATATAAGTTTGAAAGTACATATAATCCTTATCAAGAGAAAACATTGGTAAAAGATTATAGTAATATAACAAATAAAGAAGAGTTAGATAAACTAATACAACAAGATATAGAAGAAATAATAAAAAACAATTCTTTAGTAGAACAAAGAGAGTTATATGAATATGAAAGCAAAGAGATAAAAGATTATATTAACTCTAATAGTGTTAAAATTTCTAATATAGACAAAGAAACCAAAAACATCATAGAATATAGAAAAGAGCTAAAAAATAAAATCAAAGAATTAAAACACTTATTTGAATATAATACACTAAAAATATTCAAAAATAAAGATATTAGTATTGATTTTGATAAGTACATAGAAGATATAAACAATCCTATAAATGTTAGTATCTTAAATAAACCTGATATTAACGAGATTATAACAGAAATACATAATGACATAGAGGAAGAAGATGTTTGGATTGAATGGTAAGGTAATAATTTTAGGAGATACACATTTTGGTATTAAAAGATTCAGTCTTAATGAATTACAAAATCAATTAGATTTTTTTAATAAACAATTATTTCCTTATATAGAAGAAAATAACATTAAATACATTTTCCAATTAGGAGATATATTTGATAATAGAACTACTGTTGATATTATTTTTATGGATTATATTAAAAAACATTTCTTTGATGTTTTAGTCCAAAAAGGCATAGAAATACATACTTTAATGGGTAATCACGATATAGCATACAGGGAAAGCAGAGATGTGTCTTTGGTAGATAGATTTAATGAATTATATCCTAATAATTTTATTCTATATAAAGAAAAAACACACATAAAAATAAATAACTTTGATGTTTATATAGTTCCTTGGTTAGTAAAAGGAGAAGGTTTAACCTATAATGAGATTAAAGATTTTCATACAATACTTGGTCATTTTGAAATTAGAAATTTTACAATGGTAAAAGGTCATAAAGACACTAATGCTAAATTAACACAAGAGTTCTTTACCACGAATACAAATGTAAAAAATGTATTTAGTGGGCATTTTCATATTAAAGATACAAAAGGTTTAATAAAGTATTTAGGCACACCTTTTCAAATAAATTGGAATGATTATGAAGAACAAAAAGGTTTTTATGTATGGGATAAAGATAATAATTTAGAATTTTTTGAAAATAAAATATCTAAAAAACATATAAAAATAAAATATAA